AGCCCCTCGGCGACGCCACAGACGGCACGCCGGGGGGTTTTTCGTTGCGTGCGGGTAGGGGGATCGGTACGATCGGGGGCATGGAAGGCAGCAAGCGACCCCCCCAGCAGCGTCAGAACGCACCCACGAGCGCCTACATGGCCGGGGCCGTCAGGCGACGGGCTGACCGGCTTGGCGTTCACCCCGACGACGTTGCCTACGTCGCCTCCCTGATCTGGGGTCGCGTGCAGGCTGAGAACGGCAATCCCCCCATCATGCGGCTCGACTCCCTGCCCATGAGCGAGCGCGACCCCTGGCACCACGCCGCCCTGGACACGCTCGAAGCCTGGATGGAACTCACCCGCCCCACGACGCCCAGCGAGGGGGTAGCCGCGCCATGATCGCCGCACCGTCCAACCTGCCACCGCCCCCCATGAACCTGGACAGCGACCCTGGTGAACTGGCCGGGGCGTGCGCCGTGCCCTCATCGTTCGACGTGCCGCTGACCCACCCGGACGACATGATCCGCTGTGACATCGCCCCGGGCTTCTCGGTGAGCGTGCCCGCGTTGCCGTGGGCGAACGCACAGGTTAGGGAGCGCCTGCACGCGGCCAACCTCCCGATGGACGTGCGAGCCGATGAGCGTGCCCGGTGTTCTCAGCGCTCGGCGGGGTCGTTCCTGTACTGGCTGAGCGTCTACGGCGCGACGTTCCGGGTTCGGCAGGTGGACGAGCGTGGCATTGAGATCCCGATCACTGGGAGCCGCTACGCCCCGTTCATCCCTTGGCCGTGCCAAGTGCTTGCGGGCACTGCACTTGTGAACGCGATCCTGCAAGGACACTCGCTGGCCCTGAACAAGTCCCGCGACATGGGCGCGTCATGGCTGACCATCGCCGCGTTCCAATGGGCATGGCAGTTCCTCGATGATGTGTCCTTCGCCGAAATCAGTTACGAAGAGGCTCTCGTGGACAACGGGGACGACGTGGATGCCCTGTTCGGCAAGCACATGGTGATGATCGACGCACAACCGGGCTGGCTCGTGCCACCGTTCGACCGGCGGCACCTGTACCTCGGCAGGCAGGACGGGCGTGGCCGGATCGTTGGCAAGGCGACGACGGGCCGGAAGGGGCGAGCGGGCCGGTCGGATGCGGTGCTGATCGACGAAGCGGCGTTCGTGCGTGAGTTGCGGCCCCTGTGGGTGAGCCTTGAGCAGACGACGCGGTGCCGGATCGTGTGCAGCACGGTCAACGGACCCAACTACTTCTGGACGATCGTGTCCTCGAACAAGGTGCAGGTGGTGAACCTGCCATGGTGGGATCACCCGGGCAAAGGGGTGGGGCGGTACATCAGGAGCCAGCCGGGGACGGGGACGCTTGAGGTGCGGTCGTCGTGGTACGACGCACAGGAGCGTAAAGCCTTGGACGCACTGGAGTTGAGTCAGGAACTCGGCATGGACCCGCACGCTGGGGGCCAGTCGGTGTTCAACGCGAAGGTGCTGAACTTGGCGATCAGCCGGAGCCGGTTGCCGTTCTATGCGGGGGCGTTGTCATCAAATACGCATCTGTCTGAGGACACGGCACTTAGGAACGCCAGGGAGCGTGATCGGTCGTTGCCGTCGAGTTGGCTGTGGGTCGATCGTGGGCTGGACACGGGCGACGACGAGGTTCGGCTGTGGCTGGACCTTGAGCGCGACGATCATGGTCTATGGCGACCGAACCAGCACCGGACGTATGTGGTCGGAATAGACATCGGGATGGGGACGGGGGCCAGCAACTCGGCGATGGCTGTGTGGGACGCGGACGAGCAGCGGAAGGTTGGCGAGGTGGTGAGCCCAAGGTTTTCCCCGGACGACTGGGCACGGAAGGCGATGGCGCTGGGGTACTGGCTGGGCGGGGTGCGCGGGTGTGCGTACCTGTGCTGGGAGAGCAACGGCCCGGGCGGGGTGTTCTGGCAGGTGGTCAAGCGGATGGGCTACCCGTGGATATTCCAGCGGCGGCAGGAGGACCGGCTGACGGCCAAGGTGCAGGCCCAACCTGGGTGGCACTCGACGACCCAGACCAAGAAGGACCTGATCTTGGAGTACGCGGCGGCGCTGAAGAACGGGCGGTTCGACAACCCGAGCCGCCGGGCGCTGGAGGAGGCCCGGTCGTGGGTCTGGTACGACAACGGGGACGTGGGGGTGGGCAACCGCGAGGACATGACGACGGGTGCGAGGAGCGCCCACGGGGACATCGTGATCGCGGATGCGTTGGCGTGGTACGCCCAGCGCGAGTGCCAGCGGAACGAGCCCGAGGAACTGGAGCCGCCGATGTTCAGCCCGTCGTGGCGGGAGCGAAGATAGGCGTCAACAACCGTCACGAACATCGGACGACATCACCACTGGTTATGGCTGGGTGGATTCCTCATAATCATGGTGGATGCCCGAGGAATCACCAATCCTGACGCCCGCGAAGTTGAAGGACGCCATCGGCGAGTACGAGGCGTTGATGCAGGGTCCTCGCAAGGTGCGGGTGTCGGCGTTCGCGGAGTACCTTGGGCGGCACTACACGGGGTCGTTCTCGGACGAGAAGAAGCGTCCCTTGAACCCGCTCCGGCGCACGGTGACGAGCCTGTCGGCGCTGCTCGCGGCCAAGAGCCCGGTGTTCGACGTGTCCACGACGGTCCCGCCCCTGCGCGTGGAGGCCCGCATCTGGGCCGACATGATGAACCGCAAGGCCAAGGAGTTGGACTTTCGACGCTACCTCAAGGTGGCCGTCAAGGACGCCATTCTCAGCCCGCGCAGCGTGTGGCGCACCGGCATCCGAGCCGGGAGCGACGTTCTGGGTGTCTTCGGACGCGAGAACAACGTCGGCGACTGGTATCTGCGCCGCGTTGACTTTGACCGTCATCTGCACGATCCGCAGGCGACGGACAAGGACTCGATCGCGTGGGAAGGCGAGATCGTGAGCGTGCCCAAGGCACTCGTGCTGGCGTCGGGCCTGTACGACAACTCGATCGTCGAGAAGATCCCGGCGCACGCGGCGGCGAGCCCGACGCGGCAGCAGCAGGTGGCGGAGTTGAGCGGCAAGCGCCGCACCAACACCGGCGACGACATCATCGAACTGATCGACTTGTACGAGGTGTTCTTCTACGACCTCATGGGCGACGGCGCGACCATCAAGGTCGTCATGCCCGTGGACTACGAGACCGATCGGTTCCTGTCGATCGACGAGTACGAAGGCCCGACCAAGGGGCCGTACCACTGGCTCCAGTACGACGAGATCCCCGACAACATCCTCGGATTCTCGATCGCCGCCCAGATGCTCGAACAGCACGAGGCGGCGGGGCAGATGTACGCCAAGTTGCAGGCGCAGGCGCAGGCGTCGCGGTCCAAGGCCGTGTACGGCGAGAACGTCCCCAAGGCCGACATCGACGCGGTGGAGTCCGACGACGAGGCCCCGGTTCGGATGCAGGACCCCAACGCGGCCAAGGTGCTGAACCTCAGCGTCATCAGCCCGGAACTCATGGCGATTGCCGAGCGTTTCGCGGAGATTGCGAACCAGATGGGACGCAACCCCGAGATGCTGACGGGCACCGGGAGCGACGCGGGAACGGCGACCGAGTTCAGCGGGCTCATGGGCATGGCCCAGAGCCAGTTGCAGGATTTGCAGGAGTCCACCGAGGCGTGGATAGAGTCGATCGCACGCGACCTGCTCTGGCACCTGATGATCGACCCGCGTGTGAACTACCAGACCCGGTTGCGGTTGCCCACAGGCCGGAACATCGAGGTGCAGTTCACGCCCGAGCAGAAGGAGGGCGAGTTCGAGGACTACGCCCTCAAGATCAAGCCCGGATCGGCGGCGTACGTGGACAAGGCGATCCAGGGTCGCCAGTTGATCGACGTGCTGGCGCAAGCGCCCGCCCTTCTCCAGTTGACCATGCTGTCCCAAGGACAGATCAACGGGATCAAGGCCCTTGAGTTGGCGTTGCGCCGGTTTGGTGAGGACGAGGCCGACCAGATCATCAACGACCCCGAGATGCTGATGGAGACGATGATGCGCATGGCGGCCTACGGGCAGATGCCCGGCATGGGTCAGCCGATGGGCGGCGGCATGATGCCCCAGCAGCAGGCGATGGGACCGGCCCAGAGGCAGGAACGACGCCCGATCGACGAGACGCGATCGGCCTACAGCGGCGCGACGCCGGAAGGGGTTGGAGCATGAGCGTCTACGCGCTGATTTGCGTGGCGTGCAGCCATCGGTGGGAAACCGAGTGTTCCCACTTGGAGGTGTTCGACGCCAAGTGCCCGAACTGCAACCGCGATGGTGCCCACATCGACCGCGACGAGATCGACGCCGGGCTCATGGGCGGCAGGCAGTACGTCGGGCGGGCGTGGCGTGGTCAGGAGTCGGTCTGCCTGGAGATGCCCCTGATCCCCAAGGAGAACCTCGCGGCGTGGAAGCGCGACATCCCAGACATCCAGACCAACGACCGTGGACAAGTTGTGTTCAACAGCGACGCGCACCAGCGGAAGGTGTGGAAGCAGTACCGCGCGCTGGAGTCTCACATGAAGGAGGCAGGTAAGCCATGAGCCAGGTTCCCGTACATGACCCGATCGCAAGTGCAACAACGAACGAACAGGCGGCAGACACGGCGGCGCTCAAGACGCTGGAGGGGTTGCGAGACATCGAGGACGACGGCGAGGGCGCAGTTGAGAACCAGTCTCAGTTGCGCGAGAAGCCTCAGCCGCGCCCGGTGGAGAAGCCGGTCGAGGATGCTCCGAAGGAGCCTGCGGACAAGACGCCGGTGAACGACGCGCTGCCCGATGACATTGCGGCGCTGGCCGAGGCGTTCGGGCTCAACAAGGACCGCATCGCCAAGCGGGTGTCCCTGTTCGGCGAGGACGAGGTGCGCGAGGCGCTGCGTCAGGAGTTCGCCCACTATGACGAACAGCCCAAGCCGACCCAAGAGCCTCCCGTTCAGGATGAACCGAAGGAAACCCCGAAGCCCGATCCCGCTCCCATGCACGATCCCGAACTGGATCGCGTGCTGGGCAAAGTGGGTGATGAGCAGTGGCAGAAGGACATCCTCGACTACGTCCCCAGCGCGCAGCCGCTCCTCGATGCCGTCAAGACGCTCGCGGCGCAGAACCGGGCGCTCACGAAGCAGATGAAGGAGATCACCGGCAACGTCGGCATGGTCCACGGCGAGATGATGCAGGAGAAGGCGGCGGCGCTCAGCGATCTCTTTGAGGCCAACGCCAAGTTCTACGGCGATCCCACCGATCCCAACCCGACGCCCGAACACATGAACCGGCGTCGGCGTCTGAACTTCATGGTCGGATCCATGCGGGCCAAGAGCGGGCGCACGCGATCGTTCTCGTCGCTCGTGAACATGGCCGACCGCTACATCCGGGCCGAGAAGGTTCCGGCCAGCGCGCCGAAGCCGACGTCCAACGACGAGGTGAAGCGGAACGCCGTCCGTGCCCTGCGCGGCGACGTGGTGCCACGGAGCAGCGGCGGCGGTGGGAAGGGTGGGAGTTCGACGGAGCAGCACGAGAACGATGGAGTGAACATCTGGCGTCGTGCCGGATGGCGTTGATTGCAGAACCGTTGGGTGGCTGTGGCAGGCTGCACCCGTGACCAGAACCGTGTGAGAAAAGGAGTCCTGTCATGGCAAGCACCGGAGTAACCGTCAACCAACTGATCGGCGTCCTCACCGACACGATCGCGCACTACAAGGACGTGGACGTTCTGAACGTCGCCCAGACGTATCAGAAACTCGTGTTCATGGACGAGGTGATGAAGCAGCGCCGCTACGACGTGCAGGGCGGTGACCGCATCGAGTACCGCATCGTTACGGACGACAAGGGCAACGCCCGGCACGCGAACTATCTCGAAGCCCGCACGGTCGAGATGCGCAACCCCGTCGTCGCGGGCAACGCCCCGTGGACGCTGGCGGACGCTGAGGTGAACTGGAACCGCTGGGACCTGTCGATGAACAAGGGGGCCAGCAAGGTCCACGATTACGTCAAGACCGAGTACTTCCGGGCCAAGATGGGCCTGCTCAAGTTGATCGAAGAGCGAGCCCCGCTCGCCCCCGACTCGTCCACCGACACCAAGAACCCGCGAGGCATGGGCTACTGGTTCGGCTGGCTGCCTTCCGGCACCACCGACTACACGGGCGGATTCAACGGCACGACCGCGTGGTACGGTGACGGCACCACCACCACGGCCATCGGCGGCATCGAGCGCACGACCAACCCGCTGTGCTGCAACTACGCCGTCAACCACGACGGCATCAACCCGCAGACGCTCAACAGCCTGCTCACGCTGCTCACGAAGATCGACTTCTACACGCCCAAGGACGCGCAGCAATACGTCTCCAACCGGGCCAAGTTGACCTTCATCATGTCCAGCCTCGACAACCAGATCGCCTACCAGATCCTCCGCAACCAGATCAGCAATGGCACCCGCAACGGCGACCTCAGCCCCTTCGCGGGCATGGACGTGGAGTACCACGGCGTCCGCTGGCACGGCCTCGCCACGCTCAACTCCGTCCCGTACAACCCGATCTACGTCGGCGACTTCTCGTACTTCTACCCGATCGTCCACTCCGAGATGTGGCTCAAGGAGGACGAGGTGATGCGTCACCCCGACCAGCGCCACATCTTCCGCATGGGCGTGGATTGCTGGTACGGGTACATGTGCGACAACCCGCGCCGCATCGGCGTCATGCACAACGTCCGGTAAACCACCGCATCCAGAACCGCACAAGGAAACACAGGAGATCAAGTCATGGTGTTCGGAAACAACGTCAGCATCGCACTGCTGGATGCGTGGTACCACGGGTTCGATTACAATGCGACCCCGGGATCACGCGCCCAGATCACGACCGTTCTCAAGCCCGGATTCTTCCTCTGCACCGACCCGGAGGCATATGCCGACGACGCGACCTATCAGGCGTCTGGCTCCGGCTCGTCCGTTCTGCCCACGGGTGCCGACTATGGCCCGATGACGCTGCACCCCGAGCCACTGACGGTCGGCACGGGTGATTGCAAGGACCGCAAGTTGGCCCGCGCCGTCACCCGGCCCGCGACCGCCCTGCTCAACCTCTGCTTCGGCGTCATCGTGGACATTGAGAACCCCCGCGCGTGGGGCTCCCAGAGCCTCGGCGCTGGTCCGCACCGCGTTCGCTGTGCCGTGTCCGGTGAAACGGTCCTCGCCCGCCTGAACGGGTCGTTCACCTACGGCGACCCGATCATGCTCAGCAACGGATCGTTCTACGGCGTCCCCGTCTCCTACACCCTCGCGGCGGCCAACACGACCGGCGGCATCGACACCGCCATCGGCTACGGTCTCGCGGCCAACCGCAAGATCGTCGGCTACGCCCTCGAAACCGGCACCTTCGACGGCACGACCCTCACGCGCATCCGCCTTGGCTCCAACTGGGGCCTCGGCTTCTAGTCTCTCGCCTCTGTCGCCCACCCCCGTCTCGAAAGTGACGGGGCGTGGTTTATGTCGGTCGAGACGGAACAGATCGGTTGGACGTTCGAGCGGTTCATTACCGAACTCGCCGCGTCCGTCAACCTCTCGGAGTTCGATGCCACGACCGGACTTCCGAAGGTTCCTGACAACGCCGTCAACCTCGAACGCCTCAAGCGGGCCATCAACCGTGGCTACCGATCGTTCCTGCTCGCCAACCCGAGCTGGACGTTCCTCGAACGCACCGTGACGATGACGCTCTCTCCGGGCGGCACGTCTCCCTTGTGCGTGGACGGCGCGGCATGGCGCTACCGCCTGCCCCTGTACGTCTCCGGCCCGGCCAAGGGCGACTGGCGATTCACCGACCAGCGCGTCCTGTCGGCCCGCATGATGACCATCGACGCCCGATCCGTGGCCGAGATGCACGAGATCGCCCCACGCACCACCGGCATCCCGATCTACGCGGGCAGCCGACCGCTCGACCCTGACGGAGGCACTGGTCGCCAGAGCGTCGGATGGGAGTTGGTGGTCTATCCCAACCCCAGCGAGGCGTACATCCTCGCCACCGAGTATCGCGTGACGCCCCCGGAGTTGGTCGAGTTGGACGACCGGGCCATTGGTGGACCAGAGCACGATTTGGCGCTCTTTGAGCAGGCTGAGTTTGAGTACAGACGCCTTGACGACCGCTCTCTCCAGCAGCCGACCGGACGGCTCTTGCAGAGCATCGCGTTCGACAATGCCCAGCGTTCTCGGCGAATCGGACCGCCGGGAAGCCAGTTCATCAGTCCGAGAGCACAACGCACGCCGATAAGGATCGAGACTGTTCCGGGCGTCAGTCTCTAGGAGGTTCCCATGTCCCAGGTTGTCAACCCGATCAGTCTGCTCAACATCGAGACCATCCTTGACCGCTCCGAGCCCAACACCGGGTACACGGACGAGGTGGTTGTTCCGCTGTTGTCCTGCATGTCAACGACCGGGCGCGATACGGGTATGCCGCCGTTGCTGGGGCTGGACCTGTCGTTCAGTGGACCACTCTCACAGTCCGTCTTCGTCGGAACGGACACCGAGACGAATGGGTTTGGCGGCGGTCACGTCGTCCTGTCGATGGCCGCAACGTCGAGCCGCGCGGAGGGGTTCATCGTTCCGTGGACGTTCCCCTACGTCGGCCTCTGCGGAGCCGCTTCCGGCGTGTACAAGCCGTCCATCCAAGTCGGCGTCGCGTGGCGAGAGACCAGCGGAACGGCACAGTCCACGCTCAAACTCCAGGTCACGCCGTCGTTCAGGCCCAAGGAATCGACGGCGGCGCTCGTCACGCTCTCTGCCTTGGAGTCGGCGGCGTGGGGTGCGACTCTGGCGACCACTGGTGGGTTCCGATGGGCATGGTTCGATGTGCTGTCTGGCGCAACGGCGGCGCAGAAAGCGTCCGTCAACGGAGGCTGCCACTTCGAGTTCCTGATCGGCACGAGCGCCGACGTGACGACCACGATGGTCCAGGTGTCCGACATCCTGATTCGGTATCGCCGCCACGCCACGCTCAAGGCCAAGGGCGACCGCTGGTAGTCGAGGAGCGCGTCCGTGCAGCGACTCACGCCTCCATACCGGGGCATCTCCGATGTCCGGCCCTACATCGACCAGCCGGGAGACACCGCACCGCCGGAAGCGATGCGCAATGTCCGATTCGTCACGCCGGGAAAAGAGCGGACGACCTTGGGGAGACGCCCTGCCCTGGTGAGGGCGTTCCCCCAACAGGTTGGCGACGGGACTCGTGTGCAGGCCATCGACGTGATATCGTCCGCCCGGGGAAACGACTACATCCCCGGCGATCAGCAGACCGTGAACGGCATCGTCTCGATCTACAGCCCGTCCACGGTCGGGCAGTTCTGGATTCTCAACAATCTCTTGAGCCCGGTGGCCGTCTACGACGACGCCTACGACCCTGGCACCGGACCCACCGATGCTGGTGGCTGGCGCTGCGCGTGGCACCCGATCCTGCCAACGACGGCGTGCGTCGCCACACTCCAGGCCAAGGACTACGGCGGTGCCATCGGGATCAAGGTCATCACCTACCTCACGTTCATCGACACCTCCAAGACACAGGCCAACCAGATCGTGTGGCAGCATGAACTGGAGGACAAGGCCCCCGGTGGCTCGGTGTCGGCGTCGGCGAGAGACCTTCGCGCGTCCCGCATCGTCCTGACGCAGAATCACGTCCTGGTCTGTGCCGGACCCTATGTGTACGTGTTTCGGCAAAGCGACGGAGGGTACATCCAGAGAGTGCAGATCCCGACGTGGGGGTACGACATCCGAGACATGGCGTGGTCGAGCAAGGCACCCTACCGGCTCTACATCCTCGCGTGGGGCAACCCCACCGTCTCGGGAAGCGAAACGTTCACCATCACCGACACCTACAAAGAGGGTGCGGACTTCCGTGCGTGCATCTGCTACATGAGCGTCAACGATGTGCCCGAATCGACCGTTGGCACCGTGGTCCTCGCCAACGCCAACAACCAGCCCGCGCTGCGACGGTCTGCCTACCCGGGTGCTGCGTATGGATATGTCGAGAATCACCAGACGCTCAGGTTCTCCGAGTGGATCATCGGATCGCCGCGCGGCATCCTTCCGATGTCAATGGCGTTTGGAACCATCCCTCCTTTCCCTGGCTCTGCTGTCCTGGCAAGCCCGCAACTCATCATCGCGTGCGCCAACCAGGGATTCGGACCAAGCAGCGCCTCGTTCCCGATCGACGGGTCTGGGAGGGCGTACATCCCGGCCATCGAGGTGACTCAGAATTGGTCGGAGTACCTGTCTGGGACCGGGGCGACAGACTCCCTCCCCGCGAACTCGATGGGGTATTTCCCCAGGGTGTTCGCGTTCGCCGACACGGACAGCATCCGTGACGACTGGGAGAGCACAGGGTGGATGAACGACCGGCCCGTCGATGCGGCGCTCGACCCCATCGTGAGCGCGTTCAGTGATGTGGTCGGGCCATACACAAGCCTGTGCGCCGTGGACAGCGTGTATCGACAATCAGCACGGACGCAGTTCACCAATCGCGTGTTCTTCTTCGGAGCCGGGAAACTCGCCGGTGATGCCGGTCCCCCAGAAACACGGCACAACGTCTTTGGCTGGGACACGAACCACGCCAAGGTGTGGTCCACGCATGTCGGCGGTGACGTGTTCCCGCACTGCTGCGTCTACGACGCCTACCGGAACGTCCTCGTCGTCGCGGGCCAGCGCAACAACTCATGGCCCGGGTCAGGAGGCAAGTATGCCGCACTCTGGAGGCTCGACCCTGAAACCGGAGCGATTTTGGACACGTTTGATCCCGGCACGGATGCGAACGTGTACTCCATCGCGGTCTCGTATGGATCACTTGTCATCGCCACAGACCATGTGCCAGTCTAGAAAGGACGATGATTCCGTGACTACTTCGCCCGCCAGGATTCTCATTCGTTCCTATGGCCCCTATGCCTTCGGGATCGTCAGCCTTCTCGTCATGTGGCAGTTCATCGTTCGTCCAGAAATCGACAACAACAAGATCAACGCCCAGGCTCTCCTGCAAGCGGCAGAGTCGATCAAGACGGCGGCGGACTCCACCAAGCAAACCGCCGAGATCAACAAGTACGTCACCCAGAGGCTCGACGCCATCGCCACCCGTCTTGAGAAGTACGACGGATTCGCCAAGAAGGAGAAGTAATGGCGTGGACCTACGACAGCGGGACCGGGCGGATCACGCACGCGGGAACCAACCGCGACTTCGCCCGTGTGTCTGGAACGGCGGAAAACCTGCCGTCCATCTGTCGTGTTGATGTCCAATGCACCGACTACACGCAGCAGGTTCGATTGCTCGTTCTCGGTTCCGGCGACGGCGGGGACGGCTTCGAGGTTGGAATCTGTGCCGACGCCGGGGCCGCGAACACAGACCTCTCTGTCCGCAAGGTCTCGCGCGGAGAACCCGAGAACCCACCATCGTCGAATGTCGCCCACGGCTTGTCCGGGGGTCAGCCGTACACGCTCCGGGTGGAGATCATCAACGGAGACACCATCAAGGGGTACATCATCGCCAGCGGCGCGATCGTGGCGTCGGTGACGTTGACCGTGACTGACTACCTCGCCAATCGTGCATGGGGCGTCGTCAGCGAGATTGACGGCGCGACCGTCATGTCGATCACCGTGACGACGCTCACACAGAGCAGCGTGGGACTCTCCGACACTCTCTGGACCGTCTCTGGAGGAGACCTTGCGGCGTGCTATGACGACGCCAATCTGACGATCGTTCAGGCCCGCGCGTTTCCGCCCGACGTGGACGTGTCCGGGGTTGGGTTCGAGAACAAGGTGTACCTCGTGGGCGGCGGGCGCGCCCGCGTGTTCGATCCGATCACCCGCGCCGTGGCGAACTGGAACGCGACCCCTGGGACGCTCCCCGGGTACACCACCACGGGAACGACGACCGCGAATCAGGTGTTCGCGTGGGGCAAGACGGTCGGCCTGACGCTCATCAAGAACGCGCCGAATCAGATTTGGCTGTCAGCCATTGGCAATCCGCTCGATTTTGACACCGGGAGCGAGTTGTTCGGCGCTGCCGCCGTCATCACCGTTCCCGAGCCGGTGGTGTGCTGCCTTCCCCTGACCGATCAGATCCTCATTGTGGTCTGCACACGGAGCGTCTATGCCTTCATGGGCGACCCGAGGATCAGCAGCGAACGCCGACAAATCAGCAGCACGGTTGGAGGAACTGGACCAAAGAGCACCCTGCTCAAGATCGGGAGTGGACAGAACATCATCCACACCGTCAACGGGTGCGGGATTCTTTCCTTGGACGGGATTGCGTCGCTGACGCAGACCATTCTGCGCGAACCGCTGAAACTGATCCAGACGCCCGGGGCCAGTTATCTGGCTGGAGATGTGTCCGGCGGCGCGGCAGGTGGAGACTCCGGAGGTGGATCGGGATTCTGGGACAGTCTGGGGAGTGGCGGATCTGGCGGGGGGGGCGGGGGTGGAGGCGGAGGTGGTGGCGGGGGCGGAGGCGGTGGCGCTGGTGGAATCTTGGGACTTTTGAGCCTCATCGGAGCAATCTAACCAGGAAACTTCCATGGCAACTTCCACTGGATTCATCAACCCGTTCACCGGGTTCCAAACTGCTCCCCAGGAAACTCCGTGGGCGCGGCGGCAGCGCATGGACCAGGAGAGGGAGGTGGCCATGGCCACCCTGGCTTCCGCTCTCGAGCGGGCGAAGATGGTCAAGGATGCGTCCCTTGCTCAGACGAAGGCCTACGAGAAGGTGGGCACCGAGCAGGCTCGCCTTCAGGACCAGGACCGTCGCAACAAGGAGACGGCCGCCCAGCGGGACGAGCGCAAGAAGCGCCAGCAGCAGTCTGAGGCGCGGAAGATGGCGGCGAAGCTGCAGGCCGACGTGGACGCTGCTACCGATGCGTTCTCGAAGGAGATGACTGAGCCTTGGTTCGGAAAGCCGAAGCCGAAGCACTCCAAGGAAGCCATTGCCGCTTTTCGTGCGGACTACGCGGCGCGTCTCGCGAAGGCGAATCGAGCCATCCTGAATCGAATGCAGGATGTGAAGGTGAACGAGGACGACGGAACCTTTGAGTTCACTGGAGACAACGATTTGGCCGACATGGGGGACGCTGAGGTGGCGAAGGAGCAGGGGGCACTTCCGCAGAAGCCAGGCATGAACCCAGGCGAAAATCCTGGGAACAATCCTTCTCCAGGCGCTGGGGCTAATGCCGGCGGTGGAACTCCTCAGTTTGGAATCACTGGTCCCATTGGAGATCCGAATACCAAGTATTACATGATCGGAGATAGCGGTGAGGTGATCTACATTCCGCGTTCCGCGTACTTCAAGGGAATCGG